AGAGTTAGCATCTGGATTAGTAGTTCTGGAAAAAGCTCCAGCACTTCCACCATCTAGAGTAATAGTAAATGATATATCTGAAGTAGCTTCAGAAATAAGAGCCTGTGGGATAGTAATTGTATTTCCAGCATCATAGCCAGAACCACCATTAACTACATTAACAGAAACAGCGCCCAAAGCACTTACAATAACTTCAAAAGTTGCTCCGGTTCCATCTTGGCCGGCACCGGCACTGACTACTACGTCAGAGTCGTCGATAATATAAGTACCTGCGTCCGCGTCAGCTCCTCCTGAAGGGGTTACTGCAGTAGCAATAACTCCAAGACCAGAGCCTAGAGTTCCATAAGTATCCGCACCAGCCATTACTGACCAGAGAGCTTCTTCTACCGCATGGTGCTCTCCACCGCCAATGTAGGGGCGTACATATGTACTAAATGACCACTCAGCTGGGGCTAGTGAGTCAGTAAACAAACGTCGTCCACGTCGACTAATACCAGTAGGGCCTTGCATTTCGTTCAGAGTAATGTCTGAAGTATTTGTTGCCTGTGAAAAGCTGAATCCGTCAAGAACGGGCAGTTCCCAAACTGCTCCATCAAATTCGAGAAACAGCTTACTATCACGTGCAAAATATAATGATTGTGCCATAGTTTATCTCCTATGTTTTAGAGAGGGCTCGAACGTGAATCTTTTGATTCCTGCCAGCCGTCTCTTAGTATCGAACCTCTATGAGTATTTCTGCTACTCCTAGAGGGTCTAAAACACCTTCATCAGTGTCTATACTGATAATAGTGGTTTGTTGCGTGCATTGAGTGTTCCCATCTCTATCTAAGTAAGCTAGCTGAGAATTATCCTCTAATACTAGTTCTACATCTTGTATGAGTTCATCCAATGCTTCTACTGAGTTTTCTTGGTTTACATACAGTCTTAAAGTTACATTTAAAAACCTGTTTTTTACACCGCCAGCTAAGTACTCTCTACTTTCTGAACCCGCATTAAGGTGAACAGCAGGGTGCTGGACAATTTCATCCATAAACTTTAAATACGGGCTGACTTCTGCAATACTATTGTAGTAGACCCCTCTCCCATTTATTTCTTTAATCTTGTCAGCCAGTGCGGTTGTTATAGCAAAACGGCGACTAGTGTACAGTTGGTTAGTGCTAGACATTATTGTCTCCTAGTGTAAAAACGTCCTAGAGCTAACTGTGCAGCTACTTCCCTAATCGATCTGTCTATTAATTTTCTAGGGTCGCGCGCTTGTGTACCCTGTGCTCCGCCAACTTCAAATGTCTGGTACGGGAATCTTTGATAGGTGTACCCTATGCTAGGAAATCCTCTCTGAGTTGTGCTAATGTCTGTCAACCTAACGCTCTCTGCGAATCTTCCTGTCCTGTAATTAAGAGCTGGAGAGCCCATATTTTTTTGTACTGTTTTTGAGAGATTAGCATTAATAGCGCCTAGTAGCTTAAAATTGCTAACCTGACTTCCCGCGCCGGCCTTAGACGAACTAACTCTTTTCTTTTTTAAAGACCTAGATGATACCACTTTTGTTGCAGTTACTTTTCTTTTCAAAGACACGGGGCTGCCTTCTTTTATCTTTGTATCATCCGTCGTAACCTTAGCACCCTTAACTTTCTTAAACGGTTTCATTATAGCTTTAGTATACTTCTTTTTTACTCCAGTCTCTAAGCTGTCTGAACCCTTTAGCTTTTCTACACCAAGCTTTTCTACAGCTTCTTTTAGCTTATTTTCTAACTTGACTTTTAAAGCTTTTTCCTTTTTTGACTCTAGTGCATTTAGTATCAGACTACCTAGAAAGAGCTCTACAGTACCGTTCTCTGCATTTTTTACTATTTTTAGTAAATTTTCAAAACCTAAATTCTTTAATTCTCTTTGGAGCTCATCGGATACTTTTGTGTCGTCATATACCTTCTTTAGTGCCCTAAATATAGAGTCATTCATAAAGTCTTGTATGTTACTTTTTCCCTTTAAGTGCTCTAGGTTAAATGCCTGACCTGCAGTACCTACATTAACACTTCCCGATTCTGATGTGTTTGAAGGTCTAATAATATCACTTTGCAATACTTCTAAAAAACCTGTATAGAAAGTGTCTAATTCGTCCTTGTATGCTCTTTGAACCAAGGCAAAGTTGTCTCGATTTCCTTTTGTTTTAAAAACTACAACCTCTAAACCGCCTCTTATATCTCTATACCTAATATTATCTTTATTCCTGGCTTGTAATGCTGAAAACTTTGTTCGTAAGTTTTTAGTTAGGGTTCTTAGCAAAGGAGTTATGGATTTAACGGCTGCCTCAACTTGAGCAGTTGAATCGGGGCCGTCTAAATTTGATGCATTATCAAGTAGTACCCTAAGAACTTTTCTAATAGTGCTACTCTTATAAGTAAAAGTAGTGTACTTTCTATTAGTAGTTGCTCTCCTATACTCGTCTGAGTCTCTTTCAAGCTCTTTTTGTAGCCGCGTTAGAAACGTTCTTAATCTCGCCTTACTCATCAGAAAGTCTTATAAAGATCGAGAACCCTTTGTATATGGTCTGGGAAATCTCCTGAGCGTAGCTTAGTTACTCCTTGGTTTTCGAGAGTGGCGCCAGCAATACTTCGCCTTTCTTTATGCTCGTCTCGTATATAGTACTTAACTAAGTCTATTACGGCAAGCTTTAAATCTTCAGGTGTATCAGAGTATCCAGCTTTATAAGTAACTTTTACAGAGCCCGGGCCGTCTTTCCACCTTCTTTCAGTTTTACCACTAATTCTAATAACTGAATCAGTATCAAAGTCTAAATAATAATCAGTATTCTCTGTCAATGCTGTATATGCATCAGTAGGTCTATCTCGCTCCTCTACTGATACTATAGAAATAAGGGGGCTTTCTGTAAGCTGAACAATCGAGCTACCCCACTTTACACTAAATAACTCTACTCTATTTGTTGAGTAGTAGTCTATGATACTATTACCACAATAAGTTTTTACTAATTGGCTCACGGAAGGTATGAGTTTTTCAAGGCGAGAGTCATCATTTGAAGAACTAATCCCCTCAAATTCTTTATATTCGTCTAATGTAATTAAATCTGTCATAAGGCAATTAATAAAAACTTGGGGGAGCGAACTCCCCCAGTATAGGTTTAGCTATTACGCTACGCCATTAAATACAGCATGAGTACATGCAGACTTACCAGCAGAACCGGCAAACAGCTGATCGAAGCCCAAGTGTTGTGTACCAACAAGGATTCGACGCTGAGCAGCTACTTCGTAGTCTTGCTCTACAGTTACACCGCGTAAACGTGGGATGATGAAGTTTGAAGTGTTAACAGCAAGTGCTCCACCAAAACCATCTTCCACATCAGCGCCCATGTTGTCAGTAAGAACTACAGGTGAACCGTAGACCATACCAACCTGACCTGTCAAGCGTACTGCCATATCAGAACCTACTTCGTCAACAGTCTGGAAATCAGGATCTTCAAGCAAGTCGTAATACTTATCTTGTGATACGATAAATACGACGTCTTGTGGGTTCAAGCCGTATACGCCCATGTTTCGACGACACTTGACCAAAACCTCTGCGCTAAACGTAGTGTTAGCAGCAACTTGAGAACCCCAAGAAGCACCATCAGTAGCCATAGCGATAAGACCAGTGATGTTTCCACCGCCGCCATTACCGTTGATAATTGCATCATCTACTGAACGAGCGTGTGAACGAGCGATTCCAGTAGTAAGCATAGGCATGATGTTGATAAGTACCTTCTCGTCGATATAGTTATCGAGGAAAGAGGTAGAGATCAAACGATCTACTTGGATAACCTTCTGGTTTACAGCATAGTTGCCCTGTACGTCATTAGTACCCTCACGATTGCCAAGACCTGTACCACCAGCAGCCTTAGAGGGATCGGCGTTGGAGCCTCCTGTTGCCCAAGTAGCTGTGTTAACGTCAGATTGCAGAGGCAGTACAGTTGACTGGCTCTCTACTGGCATTTCACGGAACAAAGCAGCAGTACGAAGCTCTAGTTGAATTTCCTTCTCAATTGCTTGAGAAACTACAACGTCGATGCCTGGGTCGTTCTGTCCACCAGTTGCGGTATAGCTAACACCAGCCTTCTCAAATACAGACTTAGCGTAGTCAGTATTCCAGCCCTTACCAAGGATTACACCAGCAAGGTGGGCGTGCATGAACTCTTTAGAGTGCTTCTGAAGAGCGTCTGCGCTGTTTACGCTACGATCAGCAAATACAGCTTTAGACTCACGCATTTTAGTAAGCTCTTCTTCCTTCTCAGCAAGTTGGCCAGCATACTTAGCAATTACTTCTTCAAAAGAAGCGTCTTTCTCAGCAAGCTTAGCTTGTACGTCAGCCATAAGTCGGTCTGCACCAGACTCTACGCCTACTTTAATAGCAGTCTTGACTTCAGTTTCTTGAGCTGCTTTTGCTTCTGCTTCGGCTGCTGCCTTAGCTGTAGCTTCTTGAGCTGCTTTTTCTTCTGCAGCTTTTGATTCGGCTTGCTTCATTGCAATTTTGGCAGCAGTTTCTTCTGCTACTTTCTTAGCAAAAGCTTCCAAATCGATTCCGGGAGTTGTATTCTCTTCCGACATTTTGATCTCCTTTTGGACGTTTTCGTCCCTTTCCGGTGTGTCACTAGCTATTTCTGAATCTTCAGTTTTAGCCAGAGGCTGACCGGCTAGATCTACACTGTTAGTGAATTGTTTTTTAAATTCATTGTACTCATCCATTGAGTCAAATGACTTCGATAATGAAAAAGTTGCTGCCTGATTACAGGGTACAGATACAACAGATACCTCGAATAATTCAGCGTCCTTAATCTTTAGTCCATCAGTTTCCGTTAGGTAGTCTGCATCCTTGACTCGGAAACCAACAGAAAAAGCTCCAAGGACACCATCTTTAACAAGATTTGATACATTTCCCGAAGGAACTGTAGCGTTTTTTGAAATCTTGGCTTTAAGTTCCAGACCATTATCTGTTACTTTTAACCCAGTTGCGCGTCCAATGGGGTGATTGTAGTCATGGTTAAAAAGAATAATTGGATTCTTTTCAAAGTTAGATAAACCACCTTTTGTCCAAGCTTCTGAAGAAATAGTGTCACCAGCACGGTCAAAGTCAGCAGTGCTGGCCATTCCGCAGATATGGATACCACCATCGTCATCTTCGTTTAACGCCTTAAACGTAGAGGTCAGATTAAATATCTTTTCCATTATCTTCCTCTTTCTTCGCTCCAAGCTGCTTTAGTGCTTCGAGTCCTGAGAGCTTACCTTTCTTATCAGACGTGGATTGCTCATGTCCAAATCCTAGGCCACTTTCAGGCTTACTTTCTGATGCTGTAAGTCCTGTAGCCAGATGTGCTTCTTCTTCTTTTGTAAGATCGCCAAAGTTAGCGTCCTTCCAACGTAAATCCTCTGTAACCGGCACCTTTGAAGAATCCATTCCCCGCGCCTTGTTATGTATCCAAATCTCAATAAGGGCCCCTCGCACATACTGCTTTTCTAGGTCAGTACCATTTGCTAGCTCTTTACCATGCTTATTAACAATCGTTGCGATA